GTATATGACTCTTGTGCAGTGTCATAGGTTACATTACTACCTTCACTCTTAACAGGTGCTTCTCCAAAGCCTGTCAACATTACTTCTTCCTCAAAAGCCCTTTCAGAACTTTCAGAATCAAAAATGTCGTCATACTCTGCAGCATATCTATCATACTCTAATCCAAAGAGAGCATGAAGGCCGGGTACAAGCTCTTTTACGAGTTGTGCTCTATTAATTGCCATTAGTTACTCTCCTAAACCGCGAATGTGTTAGTTGGGAACGTAAACATGGCTCTTGCTGAAGCTCCAATAGAATTACTTGGGGAATCTACAAAGCCAACGCAGAGAGCAATACCACTAGAGGTAGTGGCTGTTACACCCTCTTTTGAACGTCCGTTATTAGTGGAACCAGCTGTTGTACTGAGTGTATACTTACTACCAATAAAGCTTACGGCAGGAGTTCCTGCAGTAAATTGCGCTTCATAGATAATAGCAGGATCAGTATATACATAGGCTTCCGCATCGCCTGAACCAAGGGTAGCTGTAGCAGCTGTCCATTGATTTGACCATTGCGGGGCACCATTTGTATCAGTGTACTGAACACCGTAAAAAACACCTACGGGAGTGCTAGTTGCAGTTCCCTGTATAATATAGCCTGAAGAAAGCGTCACAACATCACCACTAAAAATAGCAGCACTAGTCCCACTTGCAATACGCATTTTCTTAGGTCTAATAACCCCACCATACATGTGGGAGGCGGGTGTAAAGCCGTTAGGGGCGTCTACATTTGCCATAAGTTTCTCCTAAAAAAGAAAGTTAATCGGAGCCACTATTTCTAGGACTTCCGAACGAAGTTTTAGAATTCCGTCGAATATCCGATTGTGTAATCGGCATTCGTGGATCACTATCTCGCATTAAATCATTATCGACCCCATGCAGTTGGTCATCAGTTACTGATCTATAGTAATGATTTCTTTCTGCTACAGTCTCTTCTGGTATTTTTGCGAGAATAAGACCACCTACTCCAATAACACCAGCGTGCTTTCCTTCGTCAATTGTTGGGGCATCAAAATCTGGATGATCCTCTGCGCGAACAGGTTCAAATCCTTCACGAATACGTTTAGACATATTCGCTCGATCATCATGTCCTCTGACTTCTGCACGTAACCAGCGGTGTTTAAAACCAGCTGGCGCTTCAGGGGCATCTAACATTGAAGGCGGTTGCCAAGGTTTTCTGCGAGTTTTAGATCCTCGGGATTCTGCAGACCTGGAGGTACGATCTGTCATTTTATACTCCTTTTCAAACATACTTTGCGTATTCTTCAAGTGGCACACCTATTCTTTTTGCAATTGCAATCTGAGAAGGTGATAAACTAACTTGGCGTACACCTCGGTTAGAAGCCCCAACACCACGGCTGGATCCTGCAACCTGTTGCACGGTTTTTTGCTGCTCAAATTTATTAGGAAAATACTCCTTCAATTGAGCATCTAGCTGTTGATAATAGTTTTGAGAAGTTGGGTCAACCCCTTCTTGTCTTAAACTTTCATCAATAGCTACTGCGGCCCCTGTCATTGGCTTATCCTCACCAAACCATGGGTTTTTTTCAGCCCAAGCTTCAGCTTGTGGATCAGGCTTCCTGACATTAGGACGCTGCTGATTTGAATTTACTTGATTATTTTGACGATTACTAGTAGATTGTCGTCTATTTTGTATTTTTTGACGAGATTGTGCCCTTTTTACGTTCTGTTCTTCTAAGGCAACCTTTGCAATAGCTTCCGTTGCTAATACAATTGCTTCAGAATCACCTATTTCTTGAGCTTCTTTTAACACTTTTCGGGCACGCTCTCCTTCCGATTTAACTCTTGCGTCATATTCAGAAACTAAGTTTGCATCTGAAGAAGACAACCTTGTTTGCAAGGTTTGCTTTTCTTTATACACAGACTGTGCGTAAGTAAGGGCTTCATCTCGTTGCCTTTCAGCTTCACGCATACGATAAGTTAGCTTATCAATGCGCTTCTTTACTGTATCACTGTATTGATCTACTTCAGTGACGTGATCTTCTGAAGCCGCTTTTTCTGAATGATCCTTATCAGGCTGTTTTTCCTGAATAACATCAGCCTCATGTATATCTACTTCTTCCTCTGGTAGCACCAGTTCAATCTGTTGTTCTGACATTACGATTTCTCCTATTATTGCAGAATAGATTCAGGATCTGAAATAACAGCTAGGATCTCGTCATCGTTTAAAAGACGCATTTCGCCTCCTTCAATACGAAAACGAGCACCAGCGTATCTTCCAAAAATAACCCAATCGCCCTCTTTACACCAAGGCCCATTAGGAAACTTATCTTGATCTGCATATGCATTAGGCCCTAAAGAAACAATAAGCCCTACAATAGTAGCTATTCTTTCTTTGTCTAATGTTTGTTTAGCAAGCACAATCCCACCACGGGTGGTGACTTTAGGCTCAAAAGGCAGAATTAAAATTCTGTAACCTGTAGGAACAGGTAATTTATCAGCGTGGGCTTCTAAAGTTTCAGGACTTAACTTAGATTCTTCAGTCTCTATCGAATCTTCACTAGACCCAAAATTTAGGACACGTTCAGGTACTTCAGCCATCGTTTTCTTCCATATTTTCATGCAGGTTTACTATTTCTTTCTCAGTGAAATTTAAACCTGAAATTTCTCCAACAATACGTTGGTACTGAGCAAAGTCTTGTGCACTTCCCGAAGCAAGTGTGTGTTTAAGAGCTTCTTGCCTATCGCGTATCTTGCGAAGAAGAAACTCAGAAATTTTTATAAAATCCATTTACTAATTAATATAGCTTGTAAACGATGTTCCCTTGGTTGCAGCACCAACACCTTTGATTTTTTTCTGTTTACCAAGCTCAGAGACTTCTCCTACTTTACAAGGTTTAGCCTGAGCAAAGCCTTTATCCGAGGCTTTCATAGAACTAACAGTGGCTTTCTTGGGACGTCTATCACCTGCTTTTGGGTATTCTTTACTTTCGTATCTCATAGGATGCCTTATTTTTGCTCTCGTGAATCTTTTACTAGTTTTGCTAACTGAGTTAAATTGGTATCCGCTGAACGCTTATCTCTAAGATGAACTTCTTGGAGTTCAGCAGCTATTTTAACATCAGTTTGCCTTTCCTGAGAATCAATCTTCTCAAGATCAATGTCTCCTTTTTGCTCTACCTCTTTTTCCCTTAACCGCAATTTCTCAAACTCAAGCTGCATTTGTTGCTCAAACATATCTCGTTGTGGATCAGGTACTTCCATGGCCTGTTGCAAGGCTTGCTCTTGTCCGGTTATCTGTTGCGTTGCCTCGGCTGCCGCCATCGCAATCTGGTTCTCATACTCAGGTGGAATCTGCGGCATCTGACCATCTGGCCCCGGTTGCGGTAACTGTATCCCTTGTTGAGTCAAAATCTGCTCAATTTGAATACGATACTTCAGAGCGTTGTGCTGTTGAATATGCGCCTGTAAAGCTTGCACCGCTGCTTGATTTTGAGCGGTTGCTGGATTTTGCGAAAACGATAAATGAGCTTGTATATGTGCATCATGATTTTGCTGGATAAAGGCTTCCATTGGGACGCTCGTTAAAGCATCTTGGTTCTCTTGTATTGGGTCTTTAGGTGCGGGTTGTACATCAGGTAAAAGAATGTCATCTATATCCCGTATATTCAATGCAATATACATTTTACGAAAGGCCGCTTTTAAATTATGAATCTGTGGGGCACTTTGAGCCATTTGTAGCTGGGTTTGAGCTAAAATGATTCTCTGCGTCGTACTGAAAATATTAGGATCAGATACAGGAATGACATCAACTTGAGTTCCAAAGTCTTCTTTAAATACGGTTTGTTGCGCTCCCTGTACCTGATATGGGTACTCCGGGGGCAAGACTTCCCCGAAAATTCTTTTTAAGATCTTGAATTCGTTCTTCTGTGCATAGTGCAAGCGTTTATGAATAGCAGACATAACTCGCTGCCCTTGCTCCAACGTAGCAACTGTTGAACCAACTGGGGCATTTTGACTACCATCGGCCCCTCCTTTATCTATAACAGAAGCAAAACCCCTCCCGGCTTCAACTAAAACACCTAGTAAATTAGCTAATGTACTACTTGGTTCTTTATAAGGAAGGGGTAAAAATGATTCTTTTATTGTTCCTCCGGGAGTGTCAACATCACGCCACTCTCCGGGTTGAATAGGATCATCTGCTCGTTGTATATTTAGTCCCCGTGACTTAAAGCCAGCCGGAAGATTTGATAAAGTCCCTGCATCAATTAATTGCCGTAAAATCGAAGTAGCTGATTTAGTCACGCCTCCTATCATATGAATTAGGCCAAATCCATAAAAGCCTAATCCCGGTAGGAATTTATAATGCGTAAAATATTCAATCTTCTTGCGTAAGGGATCATCGGGCTTATAGTTCCGTCTTATGCTTAAAACATCTCGGGTATCTCTACAAATAGTGACAATATAGGGAACTGCAATGCCAGTCGGCTCTCCGTCCTTCCCAATATCTTCAAAGCCCTCAATATCTAATTCTGTGTGGATTTCTAGTAAAGTGAACTCTCTATCCTGATGAGAAGGACTTAATCCCTCAATTTCGTCTATTTTCTCCTGAACAGCTGACTCTTGGACAATGTTTGGAGATGACATGGGCGTATCACGATAAAACCCTGAAAGTTTGAGTTTTAATAGATCATTTTCCGTCATGTGCAAAACATGTGTGACTCGAGGGGTCGTTACTAAGTCTGTGGTATAATACGGAACAACTAAATCTTCAGATTTAATAAATCGGGAAACAGCTCGCCCCATAGTTGGGTCATAATAACTTTTCTTGAATGCAGATCCCGAAAGCGGAAGATAAAAGAGAAGTTGATCCATCTCCGGATCATATTCTTCCTGTCTCTTATACACATCTGACGCTGCCGACGATC